TAATGGAATTCGCACATATGAAGACGCAAAAAGTAAGTGCTGGTATTTACCCAACATAAACGATAGAGAGAAAGCTAAATATTGCTTTACTTCCGCTGTTGCTACAATAGGATCATCCTCACCAACTGCAAAGCTCGTAGTGGCAATATCTTCTCTTTTGACTCAGTACGGTATCGACTGTCTTACAGAGTGGGAATACATCGAAAATAAGCTGTATTGGAGCAATTATCATTTTGAAATGTGCGATCATTACTACAATTTAATGCATTCTTAACAGGGACAAAAAAAATGGCATCACTAAAAATATTTAGCTACACATGCACACGCTGCGGATCGACTTATCACAACGATGAACCGATGCAGAATTGCCCAGCATGTAAAGCCGCTTTACACAAACATGAATAACAAAACTTTAACACCTTAACACATAGGAAAAATATGAATAATCATCAATTTATCAGCTACGAAAAAACACCGAACGATGACCTGCAACTCGGTATCGCCACAGTACTAGTCGGTGACTTTATCGTACGATACCGACATATGTCTAAAAAAGACGGCTCTGGTCAGTATTTTGCACCCCCTTCAGTCTCGTCAAAAGATGAAAATCAACAAAGAAAATACCACGACGGCTTTGAAATAGATAGCAGAGCGAAGGGTGAATTGCTAATGGCTTTCATACGCAAAAATGTTCTCATGGCTTTGGAACAATCAAAACCACACATGCCGGCATCCGTCTTTGCTCAAGCAACCACACCAAATGATGATCAAGGCGTACCGTTTTGAAATCCATCATTAATTTTATTATTTATATAGCCCTCGTCCTCGGCGGAATGGGCTTTTTTTATCTCTGTATAGATTTAATGGATTGATATGATAAAAGGAAAAAGAATTTGTGATATTTGCGGCCTTTCTTTTGATCGCGACGGCAAAAGAACTGTGTGCTCAGCTACATGTTTTCAGTTTCGTCAAAAATTTATCTATAACGGCGTAAAGCAAGATAAAAAATGTCGTATTTGTGATACGCAAATTACTGATAGCACGAAAAGAGTCTTATGTAGTCCCGAATGTTCCCACAAAGCTGTTATGAAGCAACAGAGAGAAGCGTATGTCAGATATAGAAGAAAACACAAAGACACAAGAAAAAAATTACGTAGAATTAAAATTACCAATCCGGACGGTAAGTGAAGCAAATTCAAGTGAGCATTGGACTGCAAAACACAAACGGCATAAGAAGCAAAAGTTTATCGTGAGAGCGTATTTAAATAAGATACCTAGGAACACGATTAAACTGCCTGTGGCGATTCATCTTACTCGCATCGCACCAAGACAGCTTGATCGCGATGATAACCTCCCAATGGCTTTCAAATATGTCAAAGATTATATTTCTGATTGGATAACCCCCGGACTACAAGCAGGTAGAGCAGATGATAACGATCAAATGTCTTTTTCATACTCTCAAAACAAAGGCAAACCAAAAGAATACGCAATAATCATAAAAATGGGAGATATATGAAATACATAGAAACTTACTACGGTGAATGGGTAAATTTTGAAGAAATATCATATATAAAAATTAATACAAATTATGAAGAATCACATTATAGTTCAGCTATTTACCTAAAGTCTGGTGAACCTTTAGATTTATTTGCGTTTCCTAAAATTATTTTTCAGGGATCAGAGTTGTGTAATTTTACAGCTGAACATGGAATAAAATCTAACATGATAGCGATCCAGTTAATAAGTGCGTTTAGCGATACAACATATCGTAATGAAAAATTATTTGAGGATGTTTTAAAAATTTTAGAGAATGAATAAAAAAACCAATACAAAAGTTTTAACCCGCAAAGAATTTGTATGTTGTTAGCAGATATACGCGGGTTGGGTGGGGGCGGTCCCCACCTTTTTTTCTTCTCTTCTATTAAATTAAATCGTATACATAGAAATGAATGTCCGTAGCATTCACTCGTTGTCAAAATGGTTCGGGGTAACGGCTTGTTCCCGTTACCCCACTTTAACGTTTACATGGGTATTACAATGATTTTTCATAAGTCAGATAGAGAAAATGTACATAACATTCTTGCAGCTTCGGAAGGCAACCGCGTTCTTCTGCACCATCTCACATCCGAGATAAAAGATTTAAACAGTATATCTCGACGTATAGAAAATTTGCAAGAAAATTTACTCAATGATATTGAACTCTTAAAATCGAGAATCATCGCCCTTGAAAATAGAATTATTCCTAAACTCGCAATCTCTCCAGCAACACCAGCTAAATCACACAAAAAAAAGTGACTCTTGACCTAAATTTAAATCTTTAATACTGTGTACTTATGTCAGAACTTACAGTTATACTAAAAGATTCAGAGCGTACGTATAGACAAAAATTCCTTATGTACAATCCTTACACTATGACTTACGACGACCCTCAAATACTACAGTGTATTAATGACGCTAAACAAAACTTTCAAGGCGAGCCGGAAGACATCCGTATTCGAGCATCAATGGAGATACAATAATGCCAGCGCCTTTAGGTAATCAATATGCGGCAGGCTGCGAAACTAGCGGCAGGCCAAGAACTGTAACACCTAAAGAAGAAGAATTGATTGTTTTAGGGAAAGAAATGGTTAAATGGGTTGAAGAAAACAATCCATTACATATTTCTGCTTGGTATTCAATTAAAAAGGGAATTCTTGAAAAGCATTGGAAACAATACATTGAAAAAGAAGAATTTAAGGGGTATTATGAACGTGCTATGCGTATTATTGGACAAAAATATCTAGATAAAGAATCAAATGTTCGTGAGGGTGTTTCTCAAAGATGGCAACGAGTTTACTTCAAAGATTTAAAAGAAGAAGAAGATGAAACATTTAAAATGAAAATACGTGAAGAGCTAAAAGCAAAACAAGAGTTCTCGATAAATAATCAAGTTTCACCGAACGAAAGCAAGCTCGATATTGAAGATCAATTACTAAAAATTCAAACAGAAAACGCAGCACAAAAAGCAGAAAACGCAGCACTAAAAGAAAAGCTTAAGGCCAATGGTATTCAGTGATAAACAGGCTATAAGCTATACTCAAGCTACTCATCGCTTTAATATTTGGGTCGGTTCCGTTCGCGCTGGTAAAACTTATTCATCCATACGCGCCCTCATCACTTTTATGAAGGATGGTCCACCCGGCGATGTAATGATTATCGGGGTCAATAGGAGTACAATACAGCGAAATGTTCTTACGACATTATATAAGCTTCTTGGTTTCCCTTGTCCTTCTCCCATGTGCAATAAAACAACACTTTATAACCGCGATGTGTATTTTGTGGGTGCTCCAGACGTATCTGCTGTTACTACTATTCAGGGCAGCACTTTGGCGATGGCGTACGTGGATGAAGCTACTTGCATCCCTGAAGTGTTTTGGAAAATGCTTGAAACGCGACTAAGTGTCCCCGGGGCTAGATTATTTGCAACATGTAACCCGGAAGGCCCGGCGCACTGGCTTAAAAAGGAATACATAGATCGGGCTAGTATCCATGACCTCATTTATTGGCAATTTACTCTTGATGACAATCCTGTCCTTGATGAAGCTTATAAAAAGGCTATCAAAGCGTCTTTTTCTGGTATGTTTTACCGTCGTTATATTCTGGGTGAATGGGCACTTGCACATGGTGCTATATATGATACATATGATGATGCTAACGAATTCACAAACCCATTCCCTCCACCAAATTATTACATCGTAGGTCTAGATTATGGAACAACGAACGCAACCGCGGCCGTGCTCTGTGCTGTTACTCCAAGACAATGGCCACAGATACGCGTGGAAGCGGAATATTATTGGGACTCAGTTAAAAAGGGACGATCTAAAACTGACGCTGAGCTTGTCAAAGATATTAAGGATTTTTGCGGTCACAGAAACGTTTCGGCCATATATATTGATCCGGCAGCGGCTTCCCTTAAAATCGCTTTGCGTCAAGCAGATCTTCCAGTCCTCGATGCAAACAATGACGTATTACTTGGAATTAAACATGTCGCTAAGTTTATTGCCGGTAAGAATATTGTCATCCAAAAGGGTTGCACGACCTTAAGAGATCATATACAATCATACGCCTGGGATCCAAAAGCTGCTGACAGAGGAGAGGATAAACCTATTAAGCACAATGATCATATTTTGGATGCTTTAAGATACGCAGTGTGTACGGCATTTCCGCAGGGTGAATTTAGCCAGCCAGATGAACACCTATCATACGATCAACTACGTCGTAAGGTATACGGCGATGATGGTTATGGTTTCATTAATCCGCAAAGCACAGGTGGATATTTCTAATGTTAGGTTTTAAGGGAATTGTTGAGTTAATTACTTGCCTGTTATCCGACGATGAAAACGTCAATGATTTTGGTCTTTGGGCGTTTGGAAAAAAGTATGATAGTTTATATACAGATGAGATGATGAGGAAATGGAACAAGAGTCATGGTAAAAGGTATAAATTGAAAGGCGATTCAAATATAGTGTTTGACTTGTGCAAAATGATAGATATTTGGAGAAAAGAGGGGAAAAACTCTAAAGAAAATAGTTTGGTCTGATAATAGATCCTATGCTCCTTTTTTTGATATATTTAAAGCTTTAATTATGTCGTTTGCCATATTATGTGATACTTTTAATTTAAATTGTAGCAAAGGCGCAGAAATAGCCCCGTGTTCGCCATAATATTTATTTGCAAAGTCTAAATAATCCTTTGGAATATTAATTTGACTATTACTTACAAAATCTAACATATGCATCAATTCTCTTTAAAACAAATTCAAGACGCTTTTGTGCAAGGTGATATCACAATTGAGCAATTCATTGAAATCCTAATCGACAATTTTGGTAGAAAGAAAGCAAAGAAAATATTAGAGTTTAATCTAAAAATTGCTTTGATAAAGGAAAAAGAAAATGGAAAGCATGAAAATCAAAATCCTTGAATCTAATAATTGCTCTGATTTAGAAACAGAAATACAAGAATTTATAAAAGATAAATTTGTTATGTCCATTCACTTCTCCACTCATGCATCCGGTGTATTTTCTAGATTTTGCTGTATGGTCTCGTATTTCGACGACCAAAAGTAAAGCCGCTTTACATTGACATATTTGCGTTATATACAAAAATACTTTATAAGTGGGTTTATCAAAAATATAGGTTGTCATGCCATCATATCAAAGCGGTTCTTACAGCACTGGAATGGGTTACATAGACCCAAGCGATACACAAGCTAAAGATCAAAAACAAATGAAAGACTGGTTTTACAACGCCAATTACACGGGCGGATCAGCTATATGGATGCAGGGGGCAATTGACAAACGCTTTAAAATCGGTGATTCTACTCTTTACAGCGCGGCATATGGTCAAAACTATATGCAATATCAAAAGTTTTTCTTCAATCTGATACGCCGTCACGGTAATATGATTACCGGCTTTCAGCGCAAGAATAGAAAAAGCACTATCACAATACCCAATCAAGATGATACCGATGATCTTTGTGATGATTACAATAAAGTCATGAGATGGTGTGAAGATAGGGACAACTTTCAAGAGTACTTCTCAGAGTCTTTTGAAGGTGGAATAGATGTAGGAATAAACTGGCTTTGGATGTATCCAGACTACACATATGATCCGGTGTCGGGCGATTTATTTACTGATTCGGTGAGCTTTAATAATGTTCTTTGGGATCAAAATTTTCACAAGATGGATCTTACCGATTGTAATGGTATATGGCGTAGACGTTGGGTTTCTAAGCAAGGAGCCATGTCATTGCTCCCCGGGTATGCTTCAGAAATTAAAAAGATGAAATCAAGCGGTGCAAAAGACGGCCGTTTTCCACTTCAAGCCGAATTACAAAACTTACAGTTATCTAATCTATTTACATTTGATGAATTCTATTATAGAAGTAGTAGAGAGGCACAAATCATCATCGACCCATACACCGGCGAAGCTGCGGAATGGGAAGAAAGAGAAGGGGACCCGGAAGATATGCTGGATCAAGTTATGAGACAGCAACCCTGGCTAAAAATAG